CAGTGGTTCCGGCTCCTCCAAATGGATCGAGAACCGTTGCCGGCACCACGTCCGCATCGCAGGCGCAGGATGCGGCCCAGCCGGTGGTGGGGTACGCCTTGGGCGTCCAGTGCGTTTCGTCGCCACGCGGGCCGTTATCGTCGGTATAGGACAAGCGGGCGTCTCGCTTGAACCCATTACCGGCGCCCCGTCCAGCCACAGGCACCGCATCGGCACGTTCCCGCCCCCACGGTGCCCCGCAGGCGGCGCAGCAGCCGCGCTCGCTGGTGCCCGCACGGATGCACCGCTCGGCCAGCGTTGGGGGGTACGTAGCAAAGTGGGCGGCGGAATACGGCGCCGTGGCGATCGTCCAGACGTTGCGAAGGTTGCGGCCACTACATGAACGGAACTCGCCGCTGTTGGGGTTGAGATAGTTCACCGCCCCAACCCCGCCCGCCTCCTTCGCATAGCCGGTGCGACGGTAGTTGTCCCGCTCGATCGTAGATAGCTGGGCATCCTCCCGCACCGCATCTGCATCGTAGAAATACCGCGCCGCCTTCGCGAGCAGGAACACATGCTCATGCGCGCTGGTCGGGCGGTCGGTGACGCTCTCGGGCATTGGATTCGGCTTACTCCATATGATATCAGATCGTAACCACCATCCATCAGCCTGGAGGGCCAGCGCCAGCCGCGCCGGCATCATCAGCAGGTCTTTGGCTTTGATGCCGTTGCCGCGATACGCGTTGCGGCCCTGATGCTCTGTATTGAGCGTCGGCGTGTCGCTGCCACGATGGCTCTCGAACCCGGACTTGCCCGCTGCCGTCGCCGCATTGCTCGCGTAGCTATCCCCCATATTGACCCAGCACGTCCCGTCCGGTCGGAGCACACGCTTCACCTCGCGGAACACACGCACCATTTCGGCCAGATACGCGTCGGGCGTCGCCTCCAGGCCGATCTGGCCCGACACGCCATAATCGCGAAGGCCGTAATAGGGAGGTGACGATACGCAGCAATGCACGCTGTTGGCCGGTAGCGTGGCCAGCACCTCGCGGCAGTCGCCGGCAAGCAGCCGTATCATGTGCCGCACATCCCCTCGCACTCCTCGCCAAACAGGTCGCCCTGACCGCGTTCCGCCCAGGTCGACAGGTCGGCCTGATCGAGCGGCAGCCGCGACCGATGCACAAACAGCGTGCCCTTCATCGCTTTGCTGCCATCGCGGATTGCCGCGTCAAACGCCACCGCAACCGCGAAGTCTTCCGGCTGGTTCGCCTTCATCTGCCGCCACATCTCATCGCTGTGGTACGGACACCACACACAGGCAGACTTGCCCGGTATCGGGTAACCGTGCCGCTCGAGCCACGCGAGGCACCGTCTGCGCGACATCTCCGCGTCGATCAGTGGCCACCGATGGCGTATCCAAGGTGATTCGCTGGGCTTCATCCGGTGCGCCTCATCCGTCGAGATGCCCAACCACATCTCCACCGAGACGCTGGTCGGCACGCGCGCGCCTGGAGCGACGCCGAGCATCTGGCGGACCTTGGCGGTGATCGGGCGGACCTTCGCCTCCTTGCTGCACTGGCGTGGCAGCATGCCGTCCGGGTCGCGGGTGTGGAACGGCGGCATCGCCGGGCGCTTGTCACGCTCGAGGCCAGCGAGCACCGCGTCGCCCAGGTTGCCCCAGCGCGCCTGCACGCGGTGCAACGGATACGGCAGCACGGTCTCCAGCCAGTCGAGGTGTCGGTAGACGTGCTGCGGCTCCGCGCCGGTATCGGCGAAGACCGCGCAGTCGGGCGGTTCGATCTCGCCCACCGCCGCCATGAGGGCGAGGGTGGTGCTCTGGACGCCCGCACCGAGGCTCAGGACGCGCATGCGACCGCCTTGCGGTAGGTGTCGATCACCGCCCGCGCCTTGGCCACGTAGAGGCGCCAGTGCTGCTCGTGATACTCGGCAGCGAGGCACAACCACCTCGCCACCGCCTCAACGCCGGGCTCCAGATCGTCGCTCATGCCGCCTCGTGCTTCCTCATGCTGTCCAGCCGGCCCAGTGCTTCGGCCAGCAGGCACCGGGCGTCGAGGATCTGGCCGTAGCCGATCGCGCTGATGTCGCCATAGCCGATCAGTCGGAGGCTCGCCATCGCCTGCTCCAGCTTGTCGGCGATCGCCTCCATGTTGCGCATGTCGCTCATCACGCGACCTCCGCTTCGTCGTCGTATACCTCGATGTCGAACAGCGTCTCGCTGCTGTAGGGTTCACACTCTTTGTCACATGAGGGGCACCAGCTTGGTCCAATCACCAGCATCTCATCAGCAAATTCGTTGGGGCACTCGTCGCAGATGTAGTGGCAACGAAAAACGCGCATAGGCTTAAGCACTGGAAGTCTCCTTGTGTTCGCTCGACAAGGAGGAACATAGACACAAGCCTTGACATAAGCAAGGGAAATTCGTATGTATCGTGTGTCGAGCAACAAGGAGACAGACGCAATGGACATCCAGGCACACGAGGACGCCGCGGGCTACGCCGAGAGTGATGAGGATGACCGCACTGACCTGCCGTCAGCCTCGACGGCCATCCTGGTGGTGGTCGTCGGCGTCGCCATCATCCTGGCGCTGCTGTTCCTGTTCCAGGTCATGGTGGTGCGATGATCGGCCTCGCTGCCATCTTCCTGGTCGTCGGACTCACCTGCTGGGCCTGCCTGCACCTGATCAACCGATGATGGCAGCGGCAGTCCGGGTGCTGCTGCTGTTGGCCTTCTACCTAGGCGCGCTTTGGTTTGGCGGCTACGTGTTCTGGCTGGCAGGGGCCATCAGGTGATGCACCAACCCCATGCCGGATGCCAGCCGCTGCGGTTGTGCCGGTGGAACTCATCGTCGATCCACGCATAGCTCGAGGCAGCCTCCGCCACGCCGTTGCGCACCGCCATAGCCAGCGCCGCACGCACATACTGCGCGTAGCCCACGCTGCCAGACGTCTCGTTGTAGAGCTCGTTCATGCCGGTCGGATCGTCTGGCATATGCGGCACGTCTTCCGGGTGCATCGCCACGGCGCGCATCGCGGCCTCCAGCCAGGACAGATACTTCGGCCCGACCAGCACCTGACCCGCCGCGTGCGTCGTGCCATTGGTGCGTGGTGCCACCTGCCACAGCGCCGGATCTGACTTGTCCACGACCGTCATCACCTCGTTCTGGCACTTGACCGAGAACGGTTCCACGGGCCACGGCCCGCCGGCATAGTGATCGACCGGTATGAACGTGTCGGTCGCGGTGATCGCAGCCGTCAGGTTGCACGTATATACAAGGCCGGTGTTATAGGGGCATGGCGCAGAACGCGGCCACGCGTCGCCGTTGGTTCGCTGGACCTCGGAATCGATCTTCCACACCAACTGGTCAGACCACTCGTCGAAGCCTAGTTGGACGCACATCCCATACACCAGCGATTCGAACGCGCACTGCCAGAACACGGCGTAAGTGCCGGACGGATGTGCCGGGGTGCCCTGGCTGCCGCCAAACTGCCGGGCGCGGAACACCGACAGGATCGGGTCAGGGTCTGCCATGTCCTTCAGCATCTCGGAGCGCACGCCCTCCATGTGCGCGTGAAACACCGACTTGGCCAGCAGCCAGCGCGGCGGATCGGTCGGTGATGCCACTGCCGCGTAGAGCTTGTTGCGGAGCGGCCATGCGCCATACCGCCCGGCCCAGGTGTAGCGACCGGACGCCGGCTCGCCGATGATCTCGATGTTCGCCTGGAACTGGAGCGCCTCCAGGTAGTACGGATCGCCGGTCAGCAGCCACGGCAGGTAGCTGCATGCGGGAGAGTGCCCGCTGTCGTAGGTGACGATGCCCTTGGTCATCGGCACGATCGGATCGCCGCCGTTCGGGTAGCTGGTGAGCGTCGGATAGTCATTGACCAGATCGAGCGGCGCCCCCGTGACGGGGTCACGCAGATGCATCGAGATGGTGCCCGACGCCTCGCCTTGGGCCAGCACAGTGCTGGTGTTGTTGCCTTTGCACAACCACTGTGCGGACCAGCCGGTCATGATGCCGATGTCGGGGCGATCGCCGGTCCAGCCCATGCCGGTGACCATGCCCGCAAAGCCCATGGTGGTGTACGTCTGCGGCGCCAGATCGGCGATGAACTGGCCGAGCACCGTGCCGTCATAGTGCGGCACCTTGCCCGAGGCGATCAGTTGCTCACGTGAAATACGCACCGGCCTGGGCGCCGACTGCCAGCGCCAGCGCGCATACCACGGGTGAGACGGCACCGAGACAGTGGCCACCAGCGTGTCGCCGTCCCAGATCTCGGCCTCGTAGGCGCCCAGATTGGCGGGCGTCAGCGAGGCGACCAAGGGCACACCCAACTCGATGACCACCTCGCGGCGCCCACCATCCGCGTCAGGTCTGAACCACACCGTCAGCCCCGGCAGCGCGTCGTCCTGGCGTGGCGCGCGGTAGCAGCGCTGCACGAAGGCGCCTTCCGGGTCGACATAGTCTCCCAGGTTCTCGGCCCCCGCCTCCTCGTAGACGGTCTCGCCGGATGCAGCGCGGATGACGACCGCCAACCCCTCGCCCTCTGGCTCTGGCTCAGGCTCTGGCTCCTCCGGTTCCGGCAGGGTGTTGTCGATGATGCCGCCCGGCGGCTCTGGCGTGGGCGTGGTGACCGCGTTCTCCAGTGCCTCCACCCGGACCTGGAGATCGGCGATCGACTGCTCGTTGATCTCGACCTGCTCCTCCAGCGCAGCGACGCGCTGTTCCAGCTGCGGATCGTCCGTTGGCTTGGGCATTGGCGTTCCAGTTGGCGGGAATCCGCCGGTGGTGGCATGTTACCCACAGGGGGAGCCACCCGCTATGTCGATGATGTCGATACCGCACACGCACGAGGTGCGTTACCGCGAGCTCAGCTACGCGCAGAAGCGGGCGATCCGCGAGCAGCTGGAGGCCTCGTTCGACTGGGACGACGGGAAGTACGCCGAGGGCGTGTCAGACCACAGCATCGGTGCCGAGGTGGGTGTCGGCTGGTCGCTGATCCGCTACGTGCGTGAGCGCGACTACGGCCACCTCGCCCCATGACGCTGCACCTGCAACCTGATATACCGGTGGCGGATACAACAGACTCACCACCACCTGCGGGCGCTGCGTCTCCTCCCAACGACGCACCGCCCGACTTTTCTGCCTTCGATTTCGCGCTGCAGCGCTACAACCGCGCCCCCATCGCATTCGTGCGTGAGGTGCTCCTGCAGGAGCCCGACCAGTGGCAGATCGAGGCCCTGCGTGGGTTCGCCAAGGGCTTTACCCGGCACAGCATCAAAAGTGGTCACGGTGTCGGAAAGAGCTGCTTAGCCGCCTGGGTGGTGCTGTGGTTCATCTGCACCCGTGCGCCGTTCAAGTGCGCGCTTACTGCGCCATCGGCGCCGCAGCTATTCGACGTGTTATGGCCCGAGCTGCTCAAGTGGATGGGCCGCATGCCCGAGCAGTGGCAGGCGCTGTGGGACGTGACTACGGATCATATAACGCTCAAGAGCGACAAGGAGTGCTTCGTCACCGCCAGGACCTCGAGGCCCGAGACGCCAGAGGCGATGGCCGGCCTCCACTCCCGGAACATCTTACTCGTCGCCGATGAGGCCTCGGGAATTGACGAGAAGGTCTACGAAGCAGCCAGCGGCTCAATGAGTAGTTCCGGTGCGATCACGCTGCTGATCGGCAATCCCACACGCGACTCGGGCTTCTTCTGGCGCACCCATACGCTGGAGCGCGATCGCTGGCGCTGCATGACCGTGTCGTCAGCAGAGTCCACGCGCGTGTCGCCCGACTACATCACCGAGATGTCCGAGCGCTACGGCCCCGAGAGCAACGCGTTCCGCGTCCGCGTGCTGGGCCAGTTCCCATCGGGCAGCGACGACGTGTTCATCCCCGGCGAACTGGTCGACAGCGCGATGAACCGCGATATGGCATTGGACACCGGGGCGCCGATCCTGTGGGGCGTTGACGTGGCAAGGTTCGGTGCGGATGCGAGTGTATTAATCAAGCGCCAAGGTTCATGCGTCACCGAGCCACCCCGCCGCTGGCGCAACATCGACCTGATGGCACTGGCAGGCGCCATCAAGCATGAGTACGATCTGGCACACAGCGCACGCCCCATGCTCATCGTGGTCGACTCGATCGGCATCGGCGCGGGCGTGGTCGATCGGCTGCAAGAGCAGGCTCTCCCGGTGCTGGGCGTGAACGTCGCCGAGTCGCCGGCCAACCAGACCAACTACATGCGCCTGCGTGATGAGCTCTGGGGCAGGATGCGGGAATGGCTCGCCACCCGCACCGTGCGCCTGCCCCGCGATGACCTGCTCCGCGGCGACCTTGTGGCGCCGAAATACACGTTCTCATCTACGGGCAAATTGACCATCGAATCCAAGGAGTCCATGAGGCGACGTGGCCTGCCATCCTGCGACTCGGCGGATGCGCTCATGCTCACCCTGGCGCAGCAGGGCCTGATGGTAACGTCAGCGAACCAAAGCTGGCTGTATGACACCCAGCCGGTGATGAATGGCATTCCTGGGATGGAGTGAGCGATGCAACTGATCCACATCGAGCGCGTCTCTGCCACCTCCGACGACGAGCGCCTCGGCTTCCTGCTGACGGCACGGGCCAAGGCAGCCGAGCAGGTGGTCGCCGCCAACGTGCGCGCCCAGGCGAGCAAGGTTGACCTGGTCGAGCACGTCACCCGCCGCCTCCAGGCGGGCGAGGACCGGCTCAGGCTGCGCCATCGGCTGCTGGAAAGTGGCATGCCGACCAGCATCGTCGATGCCATCATGCGCGCCGCCACAGACGCCGCATGCCCTAACCGTCCTGCCGGGGTGACCGGAGGCATAAGCCAGCAGTCGGACTTCCCCGAGTTTCAGAGGTAACCATGCCCAGCAAATCCAAGTCGCAGGCGCGCCTGATGCAGGCAGCAGCGCACACCAAGGGTGGCTACGCCGGGGTGCCGCAATCGGTCGGTAAGGACTTCGCCAAGGCTGACAAGGGCCGCAGCATCAAGCGGCTCCCCGAGCGCAAGAAGTGAGCCCGCTGGCAATCATCCTGAGCGTCGTGCTGCTGCTCGTTCTATTCGGCGGGTTCTGGGGCTACCGCGGCGGCTACTACGGCGGCAGCCCATACTACGGGCCGGGTATCGGCATCGTGGGCCTGATCATCGTGGTGCTGCTGATCCTCTTGCTGATGGGGAGACTGGGATGATCTGGCGGCGGTGGTTTGGCTTGCGCTGTTTTCTGCGGATGTGCCCGTTCATGGACACGGGGCGCAGTAGTGCGGTGTGCGCGCTGAAATGCGGGCGTCGGACATGAGCGGCATCGTGCCACCCGGCGCACCGCCCGGCCTGCGTCAGGGCATCAACCCGATGGCGCCGCAGGTGGGCCAGCAAGGCATGAACCCGCCGCAACAGGGATTGCTGGCGCCCAACACGCAGAGCTACGGCGCCCCGCCGCTGCCACCGATCGAGGGGCTGGTGCGACCGATGGGCCAGCGGCCCACCGACCACCAGGTGATCGCCACCTTGCTGCCCAGGCGCCGCGACGAGGACATCCCCGACGACCCGACCGACGACCTGCCGCCTGAGATCCGGCCTTATGCGCTGGGCCTGCGTCCGAGCGTGCAGCCATCCTCGACCCCGTGGGTGCAGGAGATTGTCTACCAGCGCCTCGGCAAGGAGGACAGCGAGATTGCCGATATCAACCGATACTACTTTGGTATCGCGCGAAACTATGACGAGGAACTGAGCGGCCAGCGGGTTACGGCGTCGGAATATTACAACGGCAAGGGTTTCGGCGATGAGCCGGCACTGAAGGGCCGTTCCCAGTTGGTGATGACCGTCGTCAGAGACACCATACGCAGCACGCTGCCAAGTTTGTTACGTGTTTTTACCGCCGTGGAGGACCCGGTGCATTTCGAGCCGATCAGCAACGAGATATCCGGCGACGACAAGCTGGCAACCATGCTGTCCCGTCAGGCGACCGACTACGCACGCTGGGCGCTGTTCGTTGCCAATCCAGGCTGGTCGATCCTGCATGATGCGCTGCTGGACGCGCTGACCCGCAAGGCCGGCTGGGTGCGTTGGTCGTGGGGTAAGAAGCAGCAGATCCGCACCGAGGTGGCCGAGGGCCTCATCCTGCCGCAACTGCAGATGCTGCTCGCCGAGCCGGGCATCGAGGCGCAACGCATCGTGCGCCGGCCGATGACCAGGGCCGAGCAGGAGGCGATGGCCAAGACGCCCGAGGGCCAGATGTATCTGGGTCAGGGCGGACCTCCGGAATACTGGAGCGCTACCATCACACGCAGCGTGCAGCAGGCGTGGCCGGTGGTTGAATCGGTGCCGTCCGAGTGCGTTTGGGTGGTCTCCGACGCGTCCACCGTGAAAGAAGCGCGCGGCGTGTTCCATGTCAGAGACGTGTCCGCCTCCGACCTGATCGAGATGGGTTTGGATGAGCATGCGGTGCTGCGGGCGGGCGGTTCAGCGCCTACGACGCAGTGGCGGCGCGAGGCGATCGCCAGGGACAGTGCGTCAGGGCACCACATGCACGGCGGGCCACCCAACGACCGTAGCATGGGCATGATCCGCTATATCGAAGGCTGGATCAGGTGCGACGCCGACAACGACCACAAGGCCGAGTTGCTGCACACCCACAGCCTGGGTGACGACTGCCGGCTGGTGCAGTGGGAACGCACCGACGAAATCCCCCTGAGTTGTTTTACCCCATACAGGGAGCCGGGGAGGGTCATCGGTTCTTCCGTCTCCGACATGGTGATGGACCTGCAACGCCTGCAGTCCAGGGTCATGAGGGCGACCCTCGATAGCCTCGGTCAGGCGATGTATCCGAGGACGGTCATCACGTTGGGACAGGTTAACATGTCCGACGTGCGCCAGACCGCCATCGGCAGCATCATCCGCGTTGCACAGCAGGGCGCCGTGCAGGAGCTCGTGAAGCCGTTTGCCGGTGCGGCGGCGCTGCCGATCATGCAGTTGCTGGAGGGCGTCAGGGAGAGTCGCACCGGCATCACCCGCGCCTCCCAGGGCCTGACCGTCGACGAGCTCCAGAGCACCGCGCCGATCGCCGTGTCGCAGCAGACCAGTGCCGCGCAGGACCGCCTCGACATGATGGCGCGGACCTTGGCCGAGACCGGGCTGGCGCCGCTATACAGCGGTCTGCTGCGCATGCTCGCCAAGCAGCAGGACCGGCCCAACGTGATCCGCATCCGGGGCGAGTGGATATCGATCGATCCCAGAGCGCTGGGCACGATGTGGGAAGCGGCGGTGGAGGTCGGCGGCAAAGGCATGCCCATGGAGCGGCTGGCGATGCTCGCCCAGATCGCCGGCAAGCAGGAACAAATCATTACCCAATACGGCCTGCAGAACCCGCTCGTGGGGGTGCCGGAATACCGCAACACGCTCGCGCGCATGCTGGAGACCGCCAACATCGCCGACGTGTCCAACTACTTCAAAGAGCTACCGGACGACTGGCAGCCGCCGCCGCCCAACCAGGGGCCAACCCCGGAACAGGTGCTGGCCATGGTGCAGCAGCAGAAGACCGCCGCCGACCTGGAGACGGACCGGGCGAAAGCCCAGACCGATCGGTCCAAGGCGCTGTCGGACGACGATCGCGAGCGGGATAAGGCGGCGCTGGACGCATGGGTTGAGCTTTGGAAGATCGGCGCGCAGTTCGGCACCCCCGTGCCATCGCTCGACGAGCTACGTGCGGCGATGCAGCCCGACCAACCCAACCTGGGACTGATCGGCGATCTGCCGCCGCCTACGTCCCCGCAGCAGCCGGCAACCGGTGTGCAGGGGCCGCAGCAGCCCAAGCCGGGGCCAGCCTCGCCGCTGATGGGGATGGCGCCGGGACAGGGCGGAGGCCTGGGGGCCCAGCGTCCGCAGGCGCCGATGGCACCGCCGG